TATCAATCCAGCCATCGTAGTTGATAGCTTGACCTGCGGTATACACTGCTACGATCTCACCAGAGAGTCCTGCAGAAGCCCGTACATTGAGCGCAGATACTTCGACTGTAAATGTACCAGTCTCCTCATTAAATGCGCTAGAATCGACTGTAAGAGGTTCTGATGGTTCGACATTAGTCACTTGTGCTGGTTGTCCGTCTACAGGGAAGTAAAACCAGCCTACGATTCCGTTAAAATCACGGGTGTTATATCGCGCTGGACCACCCACGTATAGAGCATCTGCGTTACCGTCAATATTCTGTTCAATAGTGCGCATGGTATATCCGTCTGAGTCTTCGATAACTAGACCTGTGTGACCGTAGCTGTGACCGTAGATGTAAGTGGTATCCATAACAAATACAGCACCAGCCCGTGGCTTACTTTCCAGATTGCCCTCTTGGTTGTATTCCACCTCATAGCCAAGGTCACGGGCAGAATTAAGCAGATCAATCGCATTGCCCCATAGCGCACGACCAAAGAAATTGATAGAAATAGAATTTGGTAGGTCCACACACTGCGTACCGTATGCTCCATCCGCATCAGCTCCCACACCTTGGTTTGCCAGACTTTCTGCATATCCTAAAATATCATTTAAAGTAGCCATTACTGCTCCTTTCTAAATTCAAAAGCGACTACCCAGAAATAGATAGTCGCTAGTAAGAATAGTTTAATCTTGGCTAGGTTCTTCATAACCTAACGCACGTTCTGAATCGCTCAATCCTGCGGTAGTTGGATCGTTAACCACTCCGACCAAAACGAGGAATGCAAACAATACATTGACAAATACCAAGATTTTATCAATGGTTTGGCCAAATTCCAATTTGATACCAAAGATATCCGCAAACGCTTGAAATAGCAATGCAAGTGCTGGAACGATTGCAAGCCAAAAGTTTTTATTCTTTAAACGTACTGACCAGTTAATTTTATTCATAATGTTACCTCTTAATTATTTTTGTTTTGAATGAGGGCTTTAAGCTCCTTCATGTCTTCACTTAAAGCCTTTACTTGTTCTGCCAAAATAAGTAGTGACTTATTCTGTTCATCGTGGTTATCCAATCGTCTAACTGCTGTCAGACGAAAATCACGCATGCTTTCAATGTCTTTTTCGATCACAACCATGCGTTTCTCTTGCGCCACGATGCTACCTTTAAAATTGCCGTAAATTCCAAGAAGAATACCAACAAAACCTACCATCATACTAATATCCTCTGGTGTGAAGTGAATCATAAATCACGCCCCTCTCTATTAATTAAATTATTGTACTGGTTGAGTTTCTAAATCGTTATTAGATGGTTTCGGTTCAGTCCACTTCCAAACTGCCAGCTTACCGTTTTGTGAGAGTGCCCCCTCAAGGTCTGCCACTGTTTCGTTGTTGTAAGTAAATTCTTGATTTACTTGTACCAATACACGTTGACCCTCTCCATATTTTGGAGTGTAGGCTGGATTAGTGACCGTGAAGATCTCGTAAGGCTTGTATGTTTTACCAGCTTGACCAGCTTCGACCAACTCCAAACCACGCGCATATAACGTAGGATCAAGTGGGCTTTCTGTGTTAGTGACCGCTGCAAGCACTGCCCAATCTGCTACTGACTTAACTTCTGAGATTTTGGTATCTTTCTCAGCCAGATCGCTGTTAAATTGTTCTTTTTGTTTAACCAATTCCACATTAAGAGCTTTCACTCCTTCTGCTGGATTAAGTTCAGTAGTCACTAGTCCAATGACTGCTTGGATCAAACTTTCATCACTTTCAGTCGTGCGGTCACCTTCCAACACACGGTCATACGCTGTGTATGGGTCTTGACAGCGGATTGCTACGAATGTTTTACCTTTTTCTTGCAAAAATTTGTTAACTACTTTAAATTCCATAATTTATTTACCTTCTTCTAATTTCTGTTCTGCCTCGTCAAAGAGGTCCTTGAGTGCTGTATCGCTATCTAAAACATCATTAAATTTAGTTAGCAATTCATTTGTTTGTTCGTAGAGTGCCTTGTAGTTCGCGCACTCAATAATTTTATTCGCAAGTTGGACTGCGACATCGTTGATAATTTTGTCTGTTGTGTCCATGCATTACCTCTTATTTAAATCCGTATCCATTCAAAATTCCTTGTATATGATTTTTGATCACTGTATTAGTAACCATTCCATATCTCACCATCATCCCAAAACAAGACAATAGATCCCAAAGATATGCTCCAACATCTTTTCCATTTGCCAAAATGACTTTGCGAGAGTAAACGGCTTCTAAAAAGAAATCTCCACGCCCGATATAGTGCTTAACCCCATTTTCGTTCATTGGCAAGAGATACGTTTCTTTCCCTTGCATATTATTGTGGAAATTCCAAGGGCTACGATTGCTTTTATTGTTATAGATTAAGACGCGGTCGCCGATAATCTCTGTTAAACTTTCGTTAGTACCGTTACCTTTGCCAGACCATAGACGGATACCAGCAAATGTAGGGTTGTCATGCTTCTCTGATTTATCGTGGTTCGTGCCAAAAATCATAAGTGCAGCATTGCTATCTCTGAATCGTTCTGCGATAAATCCACTCTTTGTTAGCTTGATAAACTGCGAGGAATTTGTATCATCGATCCGTCTGATTGTGGCTTCATTATTCAGCACATTATATTGACCTTTCTGTAGATCAATATTCATCTTACCGTTTAGAGCTTCAACTCGACCACCTCGCAATGTCATGCCAGTTAACGTACCAGCGAGTACGTTGCTTGCATTAACATTAATTACATTAACTTGACTGGCATCAATCGTGCCACCCGTGATTTTGTCAGCGTTTAGGTTAGCAATCATACCGTCCTTAATAACTGCATTATCAATCTTGGTCTGACCTGTGATATGTGTTAACCGTCCGTCTATTCGGTTCGTACCGTCTGCGAGTACATTGATAGAGTTAAGTACATCACCATTACTGTTAAGGTTACGGACTGCCCATGATCCCGCAAGCTGTGTCATTTGTGTCTGAATAGCAATATCCTGTGTAGATGTGTTGTCTACGAATTTTTTTGGTGGTCTATCCCCACGAACAAGAGAAACCTTTCCAATAGCAACTTGACCATTCTTCATTAACCAAAATTCCAGTGGGAATTCTCTTGAGTTAGTCGTCGTCTTATTGACCGTCATAGTCCCTGTGATAATTTGTACACCAGTTTTATCAAAATAAACTCGGTCAGACGCAAGGCCACCGTTTTCTGCCCACAATTCAATACCAAGTGGAGCATCTGGCAGTACATCTACCCATGCTTCAAAACGATAACTGATTTTTTCGCCCTGGGTAAACGTTGATGTGTTAAGTGGTAACGCAAAACCATGGTAAACACTGTTAGTTTTATTAGAATTGGTAATTCTCAATAATTTCGTTGAGGCTGTAACTTCAATGACGTTAGCTTCAGATTGCTTCTTCTTCCATTTACTTAAATTGGTAGGGTCATAAACTAAGTTGAAATCATCTGTAACGTACTTGCCGACTTCTGTTTGAAATATCTCGCTAGACATAACCAAACGTGATAGCTTATCGGGTGCGTCTGTTTCGGACGTGCCGATGATACGCTCATAGAGTTTGTTAGATTCGGTTAGCTTGTTAAATTCTACAGTTTGCCTTTGGATTGCAGATTCTGTATTGTCAGCTTTATTTCGTAAATCAGCTAGACCAGTATTGGTACTTCTTTCAAATCCGTCAAAAACTTGTTTTGATATAAAATCAGTTTTGACATTCTGCAAGATTTTATTATAAATAACCCCGCTATCTGTCTGATAAAGGCTTTCTGTGACTTTACGATTTAAGTCTGGACTGTTTAAAATCAGCGTTTTTATCTGCTCCGACAGCTTCCCAGCATCTGGAATTGTACCAGCTTTTACTAGTGCTTCTTGCGCTTTCGCATTGACTTTCTCAATTTCAAGATTGGTTGACTGTCTAGCTTGCTCTAACTGCTTATCAACCTCTTTTTTGATTTTATCGACATCTTCGGTATCAATACGTTTCTCCCACATTGAGCCATTCCAGACGTACATACGGTCATAGAGACCGTTCTTCTCAAACCAGATATCACCGACTTTATGCTCTTTATTATCTGGGCGATTGTACCAGACTTTGTTACCTTGAGCATTTAAGAGATAGTCAGGTAAGTTATTCTCAAATCTTTCTTGACTTTTAGCAATATCATCAACCTTTCCTGCTAGTCCGCTCTGCATGGTCGATTTAATGTTTGTTCCAATATCACCAAACTCTACACTCTCATTTCGCTCATTGATAAAGTCATAAGTGATTGTGGTCACTTTAGCAGTTTCATCAGTCAGCCCAATCTGTGGATAATAGATAGGTACGATGTCGCATAGCTCCAACTCTTCGATCCAGCCATTATCAGCATAATCAAGTGTTTTGGCTAAATCAGCATACTCAATTTTGATATTGATTTTAGGCTTGCCGATTGCGTTCTTATTCATGTAGTCCGTTGCCAACTTACGCAACTTTTCTGGACTTGGAATATTCTTCTTTTTGCCATCTGTGCTAAATTCGCTTGAAAAGTCTACGACTTTAATTCTGCGGTGAGCGTAGAGAGCTTTGTACTTACTATCTACATAGTTTTCTGGGATCGTAACCGTGATAGGGTCTGGCTGGTTGTCGCTAGTGTCTCCCTCTGGTTTATCAGGCGTGTAGGTCGCAAATGGCAACACGCTAGTGTATGCACTCTCGATTGTTTCGTCCAGCTCTGCAGATAGGATATTTCGTCCATACTCTAGCACGGTTGGAGCAGTACGACCTAACTGCTTATGGAGTCTAATAGTGGTATTGTCAAACTCATACTCACCACCATAAAGATCAAGAATAGAGCCTTCTACACCACCGAGAGCCAATCGGGCATTCTCCATTTTGGAAATGTCAAACATACCCTTATTTGCAGTCTGGATATCAGACCAAACATCAAAGGTTAGATCTCCGATCAAAGCACCTTTCCAGATAGCTAGGGCGTTAAACGCTGTACCAGAGAATGCTGTGGCATTTCGCAACACAATGTATTCCAGCTTGTGACTGATATGCTGGCCATAGATTTTAACAATGTTACTGCTATCTTTAACGATCCGTGAGATTTCAAAGGTCTGATTTTTGGTACGTAGCCCAGCGTCAGCCTTGAGCTTCATCTCTTTCTGCAAGATTGCGACCATTGGATCATTCACTGGAATCTCAGCATATAGCGTATAATTTCCGTTGCGCTCACGGGTTACAGTTCCTTTGGTTACATTAAGCTCACCTAAACCGTATGTATCAAATGATTGTTCATTTTTGTTAAATAGTATAGGCCTCATAGCTTAACCCCCCAATTTGGGATCATGTACACACCAAAATTTCCGTCCCAGCTTATCAGATTTCTACCAGCGTCCAAGTAAGGCATCTGGAATTGAGGAGATCGAACAACCTTATCCCAAGCTTGCAAGTTGCCAGAGTATACCTGGTTTGCTTGCATATCCAGCGTAATCTTGCCTTGCACACCTCGCAACTTAGTCTTACGGCCATTGATAGTAAGCGTACAGTCACCAGATCCAACAAGCGTGATGATTGGTTTTGCCTTAACGTTACCTAAACCGTTTACTGTAGCACCATTAGATAGTGTCTGGGTTGTACGTCCTTGCTTATAAAATTTGACTGGATAACACACAAAATTAATGGTTGTCTTGCCAAACTGCCTCATGGTTTCCTCAATGCTAAATGTTTCAAGATATGCAGCACGATAGATGAAATCTGGATCGTAAGAGATCGTTAAATCCTTATAACCTGCCACGTTCAACCACTCAGAAATTTTATAAACTTCTGTAGCAATTAAGCCCTTTTCTTTCACAAAATTAACTGGGAAACTCAATTCAGCAGCATTAAGACGGTTATTACTGATTAGTAAATCACCGTCACGTCCTGCTACCGTCACGCGCTCCACATCAAGGCTGGAAGTAGTGATCTTCTTGCCTTCTGCTACTCGTAGACCGAATTCAGTATTTGTCTTTCCATTGAAAGTAAATGTCGTCAAGCTAATCCCCTTCCTTCCTGATTAGTATAGTATGCTAGTTCGCGCATTAAACGCTTCATAAACTCTGGTGTCAAATCTTGTCCAGTGCTATTTCCATGCACATTCAATGTGTAGTTTTGGTTTGGTCGTTCATCACGATTGTTACCGCGTTTAACTTGGTCAATCAACTCTTGGATAAACGGTACAAGGTCACGCTGTTCATTATTCCGTTTCCATTCATTAACGTTTTTGATTCGTTGTGTAACGTTCGCAACTTCCGAACGTTTCCAACCTACACCGTCTGCAAAGTTCGGTATGCCTAATTCACGCATAAAGTTTTTAGTCAAACCAGCACGCATGACTTTTGAACCTTTTGGAAGGTCAAGAATAACATTACGACCTTCTGGGATAAACGATTCACCAGTTGGTAGTGTAACCATTTCCTTGTAGAGCGTACCGCGTTGGTCGTTGACCATTGCAGGGCCACCTTTGTGGTAATCTGTACCATCTTTAAAACCAATAACTCCTGCTGCTCCACCGATCATACGTTTTACAACATCAATGTATACCGTCTTACCCTGTACACTATTAATGTTTGATTGAGCGCTCCAAACAGGACCTGCAGTGTTATCTTGCGCATTAATAGCCTTGATAGGACTAGGTGTAGCGTTCCAAGCGTTTTGATTTTCAATCGCTTGTCGTGCAGCAGTGATCGCACCAGTTGGATCACCAAGTTGTGGTTTAACAGGAGATGGAGTATTATTCCACTCTTGCTGTTTGTTGATCGCTTGTTGCGCTGCGTTATTCGCATTGCTTGGATCTGCAGTTAACTGCTTAGTTGGTACAGCAAAACCGTTAAACAATCCTAATGCACCCATCGCTTGGTTGGTTCCAAGCGTTACCCCATCTGGGGTCGCAATCAAGTCTGTCTTATGGTCAGTAGGTAACGTTAAGATGCTAGACATCGCACTTGCAATAGCGCTCTTCGTCTTATCTTCTGCATCCAAATTAACTACGTGGGCCATACCAGTAAGAGAGTCAACTGCCAGTCTGACACGTTCAGCCTTATCACTTGCAGCGTCCTTTAAGATCAGTTCTTTCTGCTCTGGTGTCAGTGTGTTCCAGCGTTCGATGATTGCTGTAGCACGTTCACCCGATGATAGAAAGTCTGTATTCTTCATCAAGAGTTCCTTGACTTCTGCTGGCATTGCATTGTACTGTTCCAGCAATGTTTTACTATCAAGGACTGCTTTCATACCTTGGTTATTACCTACAACCAACTCTTTCTCTTGCGGGGTTAAACTATCC